AAAGTGGCTCAAAATGCCCAAAAGGACAAAACTTTATTTTCTGTAATTGAAGCCGTTATTCCTTCCCCAAAAGGCGGATATGACTATACGGCTTTTTTCAATCCCGCTAGCCAGTATGATTCCCTGAACGGCACGGAATTCGTGTTAAAAGAGGCCCATTTTGCGTGCTCACCGTTCATTTCTTTTCGCTGGCTCAAAGCACCGGGGGAAGTGTATGGCCGTTCACCCGTTATGAAAACGCTTCCGGATATTAAAACAGCCAATAAGGTTGTAGAACTAATCCTGAAAAATGCGTCCATTTCCGTGACGGGTATTTGGCTTGCCGAAGATGATGGCGTCCTCAATCCCGGCAACATACACCTCGTCCCCGGTGCAATCATTCCCAAGGCGGTCGGTTCAAAAGGCTTGACCCCTTTGGAAGCACCGGGTAAATTTGATGTTTCACAGTTGATGATTGACGATTTGCGCAAACATATTCGTCATGCTCTACTGGGAGATCGGCTGGGAGAAATTGACTCAACCCGCATGACGGCAACAGAAGTCCTAGAACGCTCGGATGAAATGATGCGAATCCTGGGGGCGACCTATGGCCGGCTACAAACCGAGTTATTGACACCTCTGATTGAAAAAGCAATTATTCTATTGCGGAAACGCGGCGAAATCCCGGAAATCTTTTTGGACGGACGATTGTTAAAAATCGCCTACAAGTCAACCCGTTCTGACAGACAGGCACAAAGGGATGCCAACAATGCCCTACTGTGGTTGTCATCTGTTTTAAAACTGGGGGAGACCGGCTTAAATCAAATCAACGCAAACGCTTTCATCCGGTGGCTAGGTCATCAATTGAACGTGCCGGAAGAAGCCTTAAAAGCCTTACCGCAAGCGGATTTGCTCTCATGACACCGGCACAATCTTTTGCACGGTTATTTCGTCATGCCGAAGGAACCGCCGTTATCAATCACCTAAAGAAAATCACGTGGGAGAGGACCTTATCCCCCACGGCAACCGAGGCCGAACTGCGCTATCTGGAAGGGCAGCGGGCTTTGGTGGCTTTGATTTTATCACTTATCAAACAAGGTCAACAACAAGGAGAAAACACATGACCAAACAAAAACAAGAAATATCCCAAGAACAACCGTCACCGGAATCTACACCGGAAGTACCGCCTAAATTTAAAGGTGAAGACGGCGCCTTAAATACGACGGCGCTAATAAAATCTTATCTGGAACTGGAAAAGAAGATGGGTTCCCGTATTCCTGTCGATCCGGCTGATCAATGTCCGGACAAACCGGAAGATTATGACATTCAAATTAAAAGTGATTTGATGAAGAATGATCCCGACATCAACCAACGGTTGTTTGATTTGGGATTAACACGTCGGCAGGCCCAGGGCATTTATGATCTGGCTGCCGAAAAGGTTATCCCCGTCATTCAAAATCTGTCCGAAGCCTTTAAAATGGATAAGGACTTGGCCGAATTAGTGAAATCTTTTGGCGGAGAAGAACAATTCAACAGTGTTGCCCGTCAAATTTCTGCCTGGGGTGAAAAGAACTTGAATCCGAAAATTTTTAATGCTCTGTCCACCAGCAAAGATGGTATTTTGGCTATGTATCAGATGATGCAAAATCAGCAGGAAGCACCCGTCCTGTCTCGTGCCAATACTGCCGCCATACCGGACACGGAAGAATCTTTAAAACGTTTAATGCAGGACCCGAAATACTGGAAACAGCAAGACCCCGAATTGGTCAAACGGGTAGAAGCCGGTTTTAAACGTCTTTATGGCTAATTTTCTTGACGGATAACCAATGGCCCGTCAGACCCTTGGGGGCAATTGCCCCCTTCTTTTTTGATTTGCGGCAGAGGGAAATCTGGAACCGCATATCAGTTTATTTTAACAACAATGAAAGGAAATACTTATGACAGTTTCTACGGCAATTGATGCCTCTTTTATCAAACATTTTGAAGCCGATGTGCATACCGCTTATCAGCAACAGGGTTCAAAATTAAAAAATACGGTCCGATCCAAAAATAATGTTCAAGGATCAAGCACAACTTTCCAAGTTATCGGCGCCATGACCGCCACAACCAAAACACGAAATGCCCAAATTACGGCTTCCAATGTGACACATGCACCGGTGGAATGCTCTTTAACCGACTATTATGCCGGTGAATGGGTGGATCAGTTGGACGAATTAAAGATCGGCCATGATGAACGCAAAGCTCTGGCTTTGGCCGGTGCCTATGCCCTGGGTCGCAAGACAGATGAACTGATTATCACGGCCTTGAACACCGCCGAACAAACAGCCGGTGACAATACCGAAGCTTTAACAAAAGATCGGATTTTAGCTGCCTTTACAACCTTGAACAACAACAACGTACCTGATGACGGGGAACGGTATGCCTTGGTTGCACCGGAACAATGGAATCAACTATTGTCCATTGAGGAATTTTCATCTGCCAATTATGTAGGCGATGCTTATCCGATGCTCAGCGGTTCCGAAAGTCGGAAGTGGATGGGGATTGTATGGATTATGCATACAGGTCTTCCAAAGACAGAAACAACCCATACCTGCTTTATTTATCATAAATCGGCTGTCGGTCACGCCAGCGGTCAAGATATTAAGACGGATATCAGCTGGCACGGCGATTATGCGGCACATTTTGTGAACAATATGATGAGTCAGGGTGCTTGTCTGATTGATCCGAAAGGTGTTGTGAAAATGGTGTGTTTAGACACACCACCGGCTGAAGAAACAGCGGCAGCAGGCGGCTAATTTTAATCGGGGGCAATTAAATTTGCCCCCTTCTTTTATTTTATTACGGGAGTGTTTTTATGAGTTTTACATCTATTGATATTTGTTCTCATGCGTTGGTTAAACTGGGTGCCAACAGCATTTCCTCCTTTCAGGAAGAAACCACCGAAGCCCACATTGCCGGGCAGCTCTATACGGTCGTTTTAGAATCATTACTGGCTTCCTATCCTTGGCGTTTTGCTTTAAAACAGGCCAAACTGGCGCGCCTAACGGACACACCCAAAGCCGATTACAGATATGCTTATGCATTGCCGAATGATTGCCTTCGGGTTTTATCTGCCGGTCACAGCGCACGGGGGAAAGGACTTGCCTACCGGATTGTCCGTAAACAGTTGCAAACCGACAGCGATCAAGTCATCCTTACCTATATCTGTCGACCGATTGAAGCTGATTTTCCACCATTTTTTACAGAAGCTCTGGTGGCTAAATTGGCGGCAGATTTTTGTTTACCTCTGACGGAAAGCACCGCTCGGACGGATTACTTGCGTAAATTGGCCGCTGAGGCCGTTCAAACCGCCCGCTTAGTGGATAGTCAACAGGCTGTCCCCCAAGCTTTCCAAGATTTTTCTTTGATAGAGGTTCGTGAATGACAAACTTATTTACTACAAAAACAAACTTTTCATCCGGCGAACTGTCACAGGATTTATTGGGGCGGGTGGATTTAAAGGCCTATGATAACGGGGCTTTATCCCTGAAAAATGTGTTCATTGAAGCCACCGGAGGCATTTATCGCCGACCAGGGCTAAAATATGTGGCATCCTTATCTGCCAGAGGTCGCTTGATTCCGTTTGAAAACAGTTCCTCCGAAGCCTACCTGATTGTTTTATTGGGTGGAGAGACACGTATCTATAAAAACGGTGTTTTGCAGACGACTTTAGAGACACCCTGGACAGCCGGACAGATTAACCGAGTTTGTTGGTGCCAAGGAGGAAATACCCTCTATCTGGTTCATCCGGACGTATCCCCCAGGAAATTAGTTCTGTCCGGCAGCAGCTGGCAATTAAAATCTTTTTCATTTTTGACGGAAAATAGCTGTATACTACAACCGTATCATAAATTTTGTGATGACGATGTGACTTTAACAGCCTCAAACGTGACGGGGAATGTGACACTAACGGCCTCAAGTGATGTCTTTTTAAGCAAACACGTCAATTGCCAATTTAAATTTGCCGAAGGATATATCAATATCACGGCTGTGACGGACAGCACTCACGCCAACGGAACAGTTGTCAAAAAGTTGGATGAGGACGGTTCCGGTTCCATTACCACTCGGGCATGGGGAGAACCGGCCTTTGATTCTGATTACGGTTATCCGAGGACAGTTGCTTT